AGCCCAGGAAGCCGAAAGAGATCTAAAGTTCCTACGAGAGGAAGCTGACGCATTCTACAAAGACGCCCAAGCACAGCAACAAAAGCAAGTGCAAGAGGCGGCTCAGAATTGCGTGAAGGTCCTGTCAGAACAACTGCCCGACTGGGGTGATGAACTATACAACAACATCCGTTCATACGCAGTCAGCCAGGGGTTACCCCAGGAACAGGTAGATCAATATGTTGACCCAACGGTCATCATGATCCTCAACAAGGCACGTCTTTATGATCAGACAAAGGCCACAGCGGAAACAAAGAAAGCGAAGGCCAAAGTGATCAAGACAAAAGAAGGCACCCGCAAAGTACTAAAGACGAAGAAGGCACCTAAAAATGACGCCGACATCCGTGTCCAGCGTCAACGTGATGCCCAGAAGCGTCTACGGTCAAACGCAAGCCGCGCTGGTGACCTAGAGGATATCGCTGATGCTCTGATGTCACGTTGGGAGCGATAGCACTCAACTCTAAAATCAGAAGGATGTAACCAAAATGGCTACATATACTACATACGACCAGGTCGGTAAGAAAGAGGATGTCTCGGACATTAAGTAAGAATGGTGTCCTTTCAGCGTAAGCTGTCAAAACAAACCGTGTGAACTCAGGGAACATCCTACGGGACAATCCTGAGCCAAGCCTCAAAACATCGAGGAAGGTGCAACGACCATCCAGAAATGGAGTAGGGCCAAGTGGCCCGAAGCGCACGGCCCCTGCAAAGGGTGATGATATGGTCTGATCTATATGGCATAACATATAGCTGTCGAAAGACGGTCTGGTATTAACGACACCAGGCGAACAACAAGCATTTCTGACATTACACCAACAGACACGCCAATGTTCACAATGATGCGTTCAGAGAAAGTCTCTGCTCGTACATTCAGTTGGCTTGAGGACTCTTTGGCTGCCGCTGCGGATAACGCACAGGTGGAAGGGGCCGACGCGACTATGGCAACTCTTACAGATGCTGTAGAGCGTACCCAGAATTGTCAAATCCTACACAAAGCCTTTCAGGTTAGTGCAACAGCTGACAGTATTGCAACTTATGGTAGAGCGAAGGAAACTGCGTACCAACTTGGTAAAGCACTTAAAGAGATCAAACGCGATCTAGAACGTGCTTATGTCGGTGTTGACAACGCGAAAGCGACTGGCTCAAGCTCAGTAGCGCGTGAGATGGACTCAGCAACACAACAGATCTCAACATCTGTCGACGCTGGTGCCAACGCAACTGACGCTCTAACAGAGGCAAAAGTCCTAGAGCTTGGTGAAGACTGCTTCAACAACGGTTCTGACCCCAACATTTTGATGATCAAACCGGCCGACGCTCAGATTGTCGCAAACTTTGCAGCGGCGTCTGGTCGTAACCGTGAGATTGCTCAAGGACGCAACTTGGTCAACGTGATTGACCTGTACGTTGAAGTGGCTAGCGTACATTAAACCTGGTGAACTCAGGGGAAGCCTAAGTCGAGAGATATGGTAATTCTGAGCCAAGCCCCGAGAGGGGAAGGTGCAACGACTATTCCGCAAGGAAGTACACCCAAGTGGGTGGAAGCGCCAGGCACTGCGAACAGCGGTGATGATATAGTCTCATCTCATGTGAAAGCATGAGCAGTCGAAAGACGGTCTAAGATTAACGACCTTAGGCGAAGAGCCGTGTAGCCCATACGGCGAATACAAAGTGGTCCTAAACCGCCACCAGTTGACTACACACGCATTCCTAATTGATCCGTCAATGTGGCGTTCATGTGTACTACGTCCGTTCTCACGTACACTGTTGGCGAAGAACGGTGACTCCGACAAACACTTTATCGTCGGCGAATACTCACTCAAGCATATGAATTATGCTGACGGTGGTATGATCACTGGTCTTTCATAAGACCTAACAAGCGATACCTAGGTCCCACCCACGGGGCCTAGGACACAGATGAGGGGCATCCTCGTCGTCCTGGGGTTTCCGCTCTCCTTACCCTGGACGACTTGGGTGTCCCTCTTTTTGTTCTACTAAGGGGAACTCATGAGCAGCAAGAAACAAGACGTCGATCTACAGGGCGTCAATACGGACTTCATTCAGCAAGGCGATGACGTTGTCCGTAAGCACACACAAGAAATATCACAGTCATTCCTAGACGATCTTAAAGACAGTCGGAATGCATCGAAGGACCAGCGTGAGAGTGAGTTCATGCGCGTGGCCTCGATACCCACCGTCGTCGTTGAGCAGTGGCTCCGCGAGGGTTTCAACATATGGGAAGCTACAGGCCCTGAGATTGTCAAACGTCTCAGAGATCAGAACCTGGATGGCTTCATGGCTACTGAGAAAAGGATCTGACTTATGTACAGCGACAAAGGTAAATTTAGTCCCTGCCCAGGGTGCAAGACACCAGGCACATGCCGTCTAGCTGGTGAGTGTCAGAAGGGGTCAAAGTGACATGTCTAAGACACCTTGGAACCAGGCTAACCCTAAGCCCAAAGCAAAACGCAAGAAGATGACAGACGCTCAGAAAGCCAAGGCCAGAGCTAAGGCTAAGAAGGCTGGTCGTCCGTATCCAAACCTAATCGACAACATGGCGATCATGAGAAGGTCATAAGAAATGAACAAAGGTCAAATCAGGGCGCACTTTAAGGCCCTACTAAATCGCACGGACTGTGATGACGCCCTGGCTGACACCTTTATTGACCAGGCGATCACACGCATCCAGCGTACACTCCGCGTCCCAAGCATGGAGAAGACGCAGAACTACGCGATCACATCTCAGGTCACCAAGGTCATTGTCCCTGCGGATCTGATTGAGATCATGAGTATATACACCAGTGAATACACGATGTCGCGTGTGACACTGCGGGAGATGAAGCAGTTCCAAGCTCTTGGTGAAGCTGGAACACCTAAATACTTCTGTCGTCAGGGTGAGGACATCTTGTTGTACCCGTTCCCTGCGAACACGACAGTATCAATGGATTATTATAGTCAGTTTGACGAACTAACTAGCGACACCTCTGAGAACTCTTTGACGATCATTGCGTCTGACCTGGTGACATATACTGCGCTGTCTTACGCAGCTGACTACTTCCTGGACGAGCGTGGCCCTCTGTTTGACCAGAAGGCTGGTGTCTTCATTACAGAGATCCAAGAGCAAGCAAACGAAGCAGAGCAAGCTGGCTCACTTCAAAGTATCCGTCCGTCAAGCATTCTCGAAGAGTAAGGCATTAGAAAATGGCAAAATCAAGTTTCTTTAATGGCACTGGAACAACATCTAACGATGTAGACTCCGTCACAAGCTCCAAGAACGCAGCAGCTGCGTCAGCAACAAATGCCGCTACCAGCGAGACCAATGCCGCAGCCTCGGCATCATCAGCATCCACTAGCGCAACTAATGCTTCCACTAGCGCAGCCAGTGCATCCAACAGTGCAACTGCCGCTGCTACTTCAGAAACGAATGCCGCGTCTAGTGATACATCCGCATCAACGTCAGCAACAAATGCTGCCACAAGCGAAACTAACGCTGCTACCTCAGCAACAAACGCAGCCTCAAGTGAAACCAACGCTGCGACGAGTGCCACCAACGCTGCTACCTCAGAGGCCAGTGCATCAACAAATGCAACGGCAGCGGCAACATCAGCCACATCTGCGGCGACTTCTGCGACTACGGCAAGCACTGGCGCAACCACAGCAACAACTAAGGCAGCGGAAGCGTCTACAAGCGCAACGAATGCTGCGACTAGCGAGACTAACGCTGCCACATCAGAGACTAACGCCGCTACTAGCGAAACCAATGCAGCAACGTCAGAGACTAACGCGGCCTCTAGCGCAACAAGTGCGGCAGCAAGTGCAACGAATGCGGCATCCTCTGCCTCTAGCGCAGCCTCTGCGCAAACGGCTGCTGAAAGTGCGCGTGATGCTACCCTGACTGCGTATGATAACTTTGATGACCGTTACCTTGGCGCAAAGACATCTGATCCATCTGTGGATAACGACGGTAATGCTTTGGTGGCTGGTGCGTTGTACTTTGATAGCACTGCGGGTGCCATGAAGGTATACACGGGGTCAGCTTGGGTTGCTGCCTATGTGTCTGGCACAAGCTACCTGCCTTTGGTCGGCGGCACCATGACGGGTAACATATCCTTCGGCGACAACGACAAAGCCATCTTCGGCGCAGGGTCTGACCTACAGATTTATCATGATGGGTCACACTCATATATCTCTGACCAAGGGACAGGAAACCTAAGAATACTTGCAGGAGAATTTAACGTAAAATCTGCAAGCGGTAACACTGATTTGATTTACGCTGTGAATGGCGGTTCAGTTTATTTATATTACAACGGTAATACTCGCATCACTACAAATGCGACAGGAACTGACTTTGTTGGCACTGTCACGGCTGATGGGCTGACTGTGGATGGAACTAACGATGTTGCATTAATTACAACAAACCAAAGTAACTACACTGAAGGTCTAACGCTTCGCAACACAGCAAATTGGGGCTATGGAACATCACTGTCTTTTGAGGCAATAACCAGTTCAGGCGGTTCTAATGCTGAAGTTGGGCGTATTACAAGCACTTGGAATACCACTGGTTATCACGGTTTAGATTTTTATACTCTTAATAATAATACGCTTCTCAGACATATGCGACTTGAAGGCGATGGCGATTTTGCGCTGTACGAGGACACAGGCACGACTGCCAAGTTCTTCTGGGATGCGAGTGAAGAAAAACTACTGCTTGGTAGTAATAATGTAAGTTTCTCTGGTAACCTTGGTTTAGATAGTTCTAGCAACTTTGTAATTAATGGGTATCCAAACAACAGCATTAAGATCAATGCAAAACCAAATGCAGTGAATGAAGGTGTTATCCTTCAGTATAACGGCACTGACGGGCTTATACTAAATAATGCAGGTAATGTTGGGATTGGGACGAGTTCGCCTAGTGCGCCTTTGCACCTGTTTGGAAACAACACATCTATTGTCATTCAAGACGACCAGAGTGATGTTCTTCGGTTAGCGGCAGGTACTGAGGGTGCATACATCCAGTCGGGTGCCTCGCTAACCTCTGGCTCTGCAAACCCTCTGATTTTTGGTTCTATCTATGCTGCTGATGAGTGGATGCGCATCACCAGCAACGGTAATGTTGGGATTGGGACGAGTTCGCCAGCGGCTCCACTAGAAGTAAGCACCAGTAGTGCTGACTATCGCATTCAGCTCACACACACTTTTGGGCAAAACAAAATTAAATCTCTTGATGGTGATCAGTCAACGTTCCGTAATCTTTCTTTTGATGCAGCACAGCACATGTTTGAAACAAGCGGCACAGAACGCATGCGCATCGACAGCAGTGGTAATGTCGGGATTGGGGTTACTAATCCAACAGATTTCTATGCCAATAGATTAGTTGTTAGTGCAGGTTACGCTGATGGAATTACTATTGCAGCGAATAATACAACAGATGTAAATTTCCTGACATTTGATGATGTAGGGTCTGCAAGTACAATAGGTAAAGGTTGGTTAGGTTATTATCATAACGGAGATGCTTTGGCATTTGGGTCAAACGGCTCAGAACGCATGCGCATCGACAGCAGCGGTAATGTTGGGATTGGTGAAAGCTCCCCACAAGGTAGACTGCATCTGAAAAAGACTGACACTGGCAACTCCCCTCAAAACCCTGCGGGTAATCAACTTGTTATTGAAAACGGTGATAGTTCTGGTTCTGCCGATATTCAGTTTTTGTCTGCAAGCAATGGCTATAATCATATTTTCTTTGGTGACGCTGCGGATGCTAACGTAGGTGTTTTGCTGTACGATCACACAAACAATAGTATGCAATTTCAGGTTAATGCTTCAGAACGCATGCGCATCGACAGTAGCGGTAACTTGCTCGTGGGGATGTCATCTTATTCTTCTTCTTCTGCTGGCACTACTATGCAGTCGGGTCTTTTGACTTCAGCCAGAAGTGGAAACATTGCTGCCTATTTTAATCGTTTGAGTTCGGATGGAAGTATTGTTTCGTTTGCCAAAGACGGCTCCACTGTGGGGAGTATTGGGGTTAGAACTGGAACATTTGGTTATTTATACTGGGGTTCTGGAGCTACTGGGCTTATTTCAACAGCTGGCTTTAATAGCATTACTCCATGCGATCCAAGTAATAGTGGCACAGATAGAGACAATGCTATTGACCTTGGTGCGACTAGCGCAAGGTTTGATGACATCTACGCCACCAACGGCACAATCCAAACATCTGACCGCAACGAAAAGCAAGACATTGCAGAGCTATCAGATGCAGAGCAACGTGTTGCCGTAGCTGCCAAAGGGTTACTGCGTAAATTCCGCTGGAAGGATGCAGTAGCAGAGAAAGGTGATGAAGCCAGAACCCACTTTGGTATCATTGCACAAGACCTACAAGCTGCATTTGCGGCTGAAGGATTAGACGCTGGTGACTACGCCATGTTCATTCACACAACATGGACTGACGAAGAAACTAGCGAAGAACGTTCACGCATGGGTGTTCGCTACAGCGAATTACTAGCGTTCATCATTGCAGCAATATAGGAGATTTAACATGGCTGTAACTTACACTTGGTCAGTAGCAAACACTGAGCGCAACACCGCAGACGGTGGT